CCATGCAGCTGCAAGAGTTCCAACGGCTACGGCTACCGCACCAAGACCGGTGCTTACAAGAGCCCATTTCAGAGCCTTGGTTGCTGTTACGGCCTTTAGGACACCTATTTCATAAAGTTTTACAATGCCGTTTACAACTAGCCATGAAATCTTTAACAGTATGATCTCAGCGACAACTAGTTTTACAACTGTTATGTTTTGGATTAGGAACTGTATTACACCGCCAATGGCTTGTCCCATTGCAACAAATAGTCCAACAATTTGTCTAACGTTTTCTTGTCCAGTTGGACTTGCTANGTAAGCACTAAATTGCTCAAGAGCCGGTAATAGTGCTTCACCTACGGTTTCTTGAATGTCTGCAAAGATTACTTCTAAACGCTTGTATGGATCAAGTTTTGCTGCCTCTTCAGCTGAGCCCTTGAACTGGGTTTTTAGTTGCCCCATAAAGTCTGAGCCCTCTTTGATACTAGGCAAGAGTTTTTTCAAGGCTCCAGTGTTGCCATTGAACGCCTTAGCCATGGCGTTAGTTACAGTGCCTAGGTCTTTACCAGTTCCGGCAGATACGTCTAGGGCTACGTCTAAAAGTTCTTGGCCTTTTGCNANAGACCCGGTTGCTCTAACAGCCGTAGATAGAGCCGGTCTTAAATCGTCGTCCAGCACCGCACTTGAAAGCTGTGTCTGTTTTATGTATTTTTCCGCCCCAGCAATAGCCTCAGACGTGGCTCCTACAGTGTTTTTTAAAGCAACCGCTAGTAGACCTTGGCTTTTTCGGTCTTCAGAGGCGGCCTTGGTAGCATTCTTCAGCCCGTTAGTCAGAGTTGCTAAACCTATTCCAAGACCTACAGCACCAAGAGACTTATTTAGGCTATTGCCTACAGAGGTTGCAACCTTAGACATGCCACGTAAAGACTTCTCAGCTTGCCTTGTAGCATTTCTCAACGGCGTTGGATCTCCAACTATAGTGAGTTTTAGCTGACTCATTGCGTAACCTTATCTCTTAGTGCTTCAATCACGGCGTGATATTCCCTGAGAGTCATGTTCCTAACCTCACTAGGACTTAGACCTACATGGACAACCATGAACGCTACACGCTCGGCCGCTTTATCTGCAATTATTCTTTTGGGTCAGAGATACCCGCAAACATGCTGTTAGCCTCAGTCATTGAGACCTCGCCCGCCTGTTCTAGGGTGAAATCTGGGTCAATTCTTTTTTTCATAATAAAGATGATCGCTTTCATGGCTTTACCTTTTTGCTGTCCAGCGTCTAATAGCTGGTCAATGCTGTTACCGGTAATAAGCTCAATTTGCTCAACTTCATTTAGCGTAAGACTTTCAAAGTCAAATGTCTGGCTGGTCATGCACTTCTCCTAATTGTGTAGTCTCTTTGTTTATTTTTGTAACTTTCGGGACTTATTCTATCCCCTTGCTTTGCATACTTATTGTAAATGGCTATTAGGTCTTCTATGTAATACTGGCCGGCCCATGCACGGACTTTAGCCGCTCCCTTATTCATAAACTGTTTAGGCAAAATGTTTTTCTCTTGTGGGGTTGCATTGTCATAGAACCAGCCCCAGTTTTGAGCGTTAGCATAAGGTATTGGCCCAGTATCGCCAGTTCCGGCTGTAACTATTACACCCTTTAAAGACTTAGAGGCCTTTATAGAGCCAAGTAGTGCACCGGTGCTTTTGCTGTTAGGCACTAAAGTTGTCGGCAAAATAGCCTTAGCCTCTTTAACTACCATGTTGCCAACCTTAAGGTTAAGAGCCTGAACTTCTTTAGTAGCGTCAGAACTCATAGCCTTAAGGCCGGCGATCATGTTGTTAAGTCCCTCAACATAAATGCCAGACTCAACGTATGCCATGGTAAAGCCTAATTAAGCAGCTGTTTTTACAGTTAGACCGTAGTAAACCGGCGGTGTAGTGCTTGGTGTGTGAACAGCATTCTTTACAGTCAAAGCAACAGTGAATTTAACAACTTCATTGCTGCTTAGGCTTAGAGGCGGTAGCTGGTCAAAAACAACTGTTCCAATGTAAATAGGGCTTGAGGTTGTTCCAACAGCGTTACCCTGTGGGGCTACGGTGAATGCAACTTCAGTTCCAAAGTTAGACCATAGAACACGGTAAAGGCTGGTAGCGTCGCCAGAGGTAAGTCCCTCAAGGTTTAGTTTCCATTCTCCACCCGCTCTAACCTCGCAGAATGTCTGAACGTCGCCCGGAGCGTCTTCCAGTGTGAGCTCAACCATAGTTGCGTCACATGAGTATTCTGTAGTGCCAATTAGAAACTTAATGTTTTGTGCTTTAATACGTGTTGATGTTGCCATCTTTTTTCTCCTAAAGGGTTATGGATAAATCTAGGTTTAGATCAGCGGCTAAGTATTCAGCATTGTTAGCAGCTAATCTGTATGGGGTGTTTACAGCCTTTAGAACTACATATCCTAAAGAGCCAATTGCTGTTACAGTATCGGCAATAAGTTCATCTAACGCTTCCGTAGCCTCTTCATTGGTTGCGGTTGCAGCAACAAGAGTTAGGTTTAGTGCTAGGCGATAATCAACGCCAACTGTCTCAGCCACAAGGTAAGGGCTACCAGACGTGATAATAACAATAGGCGGAACAATACGCTCTGGAACATAGTCCAAAACGTCCAGCCCCGCTGTCTGCAAATCTAAAGCAAATTCTGCCTTGCTTGCTGTTATCTCATTTGTCATAGACCCGGCCCTGTAAAGGGTAGCAACATTTCACGTGCTGCATTCATTGGATCCTTAGCAATACGGACTGTAGTGCCTAGGTCAGCGAATTGTGCTACGCCATTTGGTGCAGACCTACGGTGAAACAGCTCAGAGGCACATGACAAAACAGCAGAGTCCAACACTTCTACCGGCACGTTAGCGGTGCCAATAAATTTTGCGGTCATTTGCTTAGCAGACGCTAGGCATGAGTCCACAAATGCAGAGACTTCTTTTGTTCCAACATACGCTCTAAACTGTTCCACCGTTACGGCCATGAGTTATTACGCTCCGGTGTTTAGCTTGACAATTGCACCCTCAAAAGGAACAGCAAATGCTGCATACCCGTAAACAGAGAATGTGTCTTGCAACTTGGTAACGTCAGAGGTTGTTAGGCGTGTAGGTGCACCAGCAGACTCATATGTAGTTAGAGCTGAAGAGTGTGCCATGTAAGCGGTCTTAGCGTCTAGTGCTGGGTCTACAACAATTGGGAGACCAAGGATTGAACCCTGAAGACCCGGAATGTTTGAGCCACCAATAGTGTTTGAGCCGTCGCCAACCTGAGATACAACTGGACGTCCGTTAGTGTCTACGATTGAAACTAGACGCTTGTATGCGGTTACACCAGCGACAATGAATTCTGGAGATAGACCAGTTGCATTGTAAATGTAGGCAGCACCGTCAGCAATTCCACCCATAACAGCGGTAGCGGTTAGAGCAGAAATGTCTAGGGTCTTGCCAGTCCAAGTTAGTGCAGCTAGAACAGCAACAAAGTCAGCATTCATTTTCTTAGCGTATGCAAGGCTCATTGCTTGGAATGCTACGTCTAGGTAGTTAACAGTTGATCGCTCAATTGCTTGCTTTGAAATGTTTGTGTAGCCACCGTAGGTAGATACAGCAACAGAAACAGTTGAAAGAGCCACGTCACCNGTTGANAGTGCTGTGTTTTCTGTGGTCTGCTTGCCAATAGCAATAGTGTTTGTGTTTACCTTTGCGTATTCAATTGTTAGACCAGTTGCTGGTAGTGCACTAACAGAGAATGCGTTTAGTGTTGGACGGCCAGAGTTGATTAGGTTGTTAATGTAACCTACGAACGCTGGACGTAGAGCAGCGTCAGCTGAGGTTGCTCTAAATAGTTCTACAGCGTCAGAGTCTCCAGACACAAGAGCCTTTGCGAACTCACCCTGTGAACGGAACTTAGTTTCTGAAGCTGATACTGCAATGTTTGGGGTCTTTACTAGCTCAAGTTCACGGCGAATTTCTGCCACCTCATCTTGAACAGCACGGACGTCCAATTCCATGTTTTCAGACATGTTGGTTTCCTTTGTTTGGATTGAACCCTGTGCCACTTCAGCAAGGGGTGTTTCTTCACGGACTTCAGAAATTGAAGCACCGGTGAAAGCTGGAAAATTTACAAGACTTACTTCTCGCAAATCTACAAGAGTCCGGGTGATTAGGTCACCGTCTCTGGTCTGCTCAACTGGGATAAAGCCCACGCTGAATTTGTTAATCACGTTATCTTTGAGCAAGGTGTAAGCCTCTTGGCCACGTGGGGTGTCGCTGATCATGGCTCTAATTTCAAAGCCCTCTTCAGTATCTCTGCCACTTAGAATTTTGCCAATTGGCTCTGAGTGCTGCCAAAAAAGTTTTACGTCTTCTACGGAGCGAATAGCACCCGGAGCAAAAGCCTCACGGTAAACGCCACCAATGTCAGCGGTCTGGCCATAAGGAACAGCAAGTCCAATTACTTCTCTGGTCTCAGCCTCAAGTCTTACCTCAAAACTTCTTGTTTCAATTTCGGTCATTCAAGACCCTCTTTTCTTCTTACTTCTTCAGTTGTCATAAAGCCCGCCCGGATAGCGGTTTCATACATGTTAAAACGGTTAGCCATATCAGCTTTGAAAAGACCTTCAAAGTTAAACTCAACCCTTGTGCCACGTGGCAGACATTCACTTAGAGCGTCAGAAATGGCGTCAGTATAAGCCATAATTGTNTGNCNNTAAAAAGTNTGNGACTCNTCNTGTAGGTTNCTGTANGTGTCNCTNGAGCCGTCTACNCCNGTCAATAACAGCCTTGCTGGAATACCAAATAGCCTTGCAATTGCTTGAACTTGCTGGCTCTGGACGTCAGTAAACATTGCGTCACGTGGGTTTAGTTGAACGGTCTGCCATTCAAAGCCTTGGCCCAATACGGCAACTTTACGCTCAGACTGTTTTGTATGCCAACGCTCAGTGATCTCATTGGCGTCCTCAGCCCCAATAGGCTTGTCAGTCTTCAAAATACCGGTTGGAATACCGCCAGAACTAAACCAGTTAGCTGCAAAGTTTCTTAGTTCCAGTGCAGCTGAAATGTCTTTGTTACATGCGTCAATTGGCCCTAAACCTCTTAGGTAACCTACACGGCTAAAAAGTTTTAGGTGCTGTATGTCATTTGTTGTTGTCGCAACTGGGGTGTCTTGATTAACTTGGTAATCATAGTGCTTTATGCCATTTACTAAGCGAATAGTTACAGCATTGGCTGGGATAAGTGTCAAGTTATTTACTTGCCCATTTGCTCCGTAGGACTTCAGCCAAAAAGCGTTGCCGTCAAGAGCCATAGACGCCACAGTCTGGAATAAAAAGTCTCTTTTAGACTCTAAAAAGTTTGGCTTATTTACTAGCACTGGGTTTTCTACTGGAATTTCTAGCCCAGTTGCATACCTAAATGTCTGCATAGGCATTTTAGAAATAGGTGTCGCAATGATCTGAATAGAACGGTAAACCGCTGTCAAAGTCAGAGCTTCATTTACGCCGACACTGTAGTCAGACCGGGTAGGCCAAATCGGGGTAGCCGAACGGGTTTCACGGTCTCTACCCAAAAGTCTGTCAAATATATTTGCCATACGTGAGGAACGTATACCACAAAATTACAAAAGTCAAAAAACCTGCAAGCCTACGTCTTGGTGTGTCGCACTTACATAAAGAGCCATAATCGTTGCCATAAGAGCGTCCACGTCACCTAAAGACTCTTTACGGCTAACTAGCCAAGTCTCACCAGTGTATTTTGCAATACCTTTAGGGCTTTGTAGCTGCAACAATGGATCGTTGCGGTGTTTTACTTGTCCAGTAGAAAACATGGCGTAAACAGTAGAGCACGCTGAACTAATCTCTTTAGTCCACAATTGCCAGACCGGTAAACCGTCTTGCTTTAGCAATTTAGCCAAGTTAGGTAATTGTCTGTCGTCTACAGCAATAGCCGTAACCCCGCCTCTNGCGTAAAGCTCTTTTATTTTGTTGTATAAAACATACTCAGTAGCACCCGCATAAGTAGCAACTAACTCAGTCTCATAATTGCCGTCCTCAGTTTTACGTGCTCCGGCTATTGTTGCGTATTCCCAATTCTTAGTCCGGTCTACAGATAGAACTACACCCTCTTGCTTAGTAATTCCGTCACCTACAGCCCTAGCAAATAGGTCTGAGGCTATCCAAGAATTAGCAGACCCGGCAATGAACTGGTTTAGACGGTAACGCCTAGCCTCATGCTCTGGAATGGAACGTATGTCAGACAAAACAGTATTTAGGTCTAAGCGTCCAGCCTCAATGCTAGGGTTAGCCATTTTTAGTGCTAAAGGCTCGTCTACTTGTGAGCCCTCTGGGGCTTGCCAACAAAAGAAACCTATTCTCTCTAATTCNGGGTCACCTTGTGCAGCTGCTGTTCCAAGTTTGTAGAGATCTATAAGCGTTTCACTAGACTGGTCTCCCGCTGTAGTAATACCAATAACCATGCCGTCTTTACGCTGGGCTGTTCCTAAAACGGCCGCCGTCCACATACCTTTTTTTGCTAAATGCAATTCATCAAATAAACATAGGCTCATTGGAATACCTTGAAGAGCAGACTCTTTAGCAGCCTTTACGTCATAACGGCCAGACCCGTCAGCCGTCAAAATACCACGTTGCTCAGTAGCCTTTTTGAAACGCTTTTTTAACCATTCATTTTGCTGAATAGTAAATAGCACCCTTGAATAAATAATCTTGGCTTGGTCTACGGAAGACGCCAGAGANATNACNTGTGCACCTTGCTCATGTAGCAAAAGGCCGTAAACGCCAAGAATGGCCCCTAATAAACTTTTACCGTTTTGTCTGCCTAGGCTTACAGTTATTTGCCGATACCTCAATTGGTTTGGGTAATTTGGGTGTGTGGCTGGGTATCTCTCCAGCATGTGCCTAAGTAGCCATTTTTGCCAGTCATCTAGTTGAATGCCGTCCGGTTGCTCCGGTGACTTCCATGCGACATTTACCAGCTCTATAAGTTTGTCCCCGTCAGTCAAGAAACTAGGTTGCAATGGCTTTGTGTAAATAGCCGGTAATCTGAGTCCCCTCTTTACGCCGCTCATCTTTTCAGAATAGCCTCTAGCGGATCATGGGCCCCTTGCTCACCTAAAGAGCGTTTTAGTTCCAAGTATGTTTTACGTAATTCAGCCGCCGTGCTGGTATTTGCTTTTGTGTCAAAGTCCTCAGCTAGTGCTAGGCAGATACGTGCCAATATCTTTTGATCCAAGGCTAGGTCTAAACCGTTTAGCCATTGTTCCAATACTTCTTTTACCATTTCAGGCCCTCAATTCCGGATAATTTGGCCGTCGTGT